CCTCACACACACACACACACATACATACACACACACAAACACACACACACATCAATGGCCCCCCTCGTACGTACCGAGGCGGGGCCAGACCCGATCAAGTCCCCAGTGGGGCATTATTACCGGAAGCGCCTGGCCGCCCGGTCTTCTCGCCGTCCAGAGGCGATACGCACCCCATTTCGGGTGGGCGTTGCTCAGTCCCCTAGTAAGGAGGACAAGTTTTCCACGCGTCTTGACGTGCTTGGTCCCTTGTTGGTAGACCATTATCCTGTCGTGCCTGATTCTAGCCGCAGGAATTTACTGGCCGCTTTTGATAAGCGGTGCAATTTTTACACCGACAAGCGGGCTGACCGCTCAATAGTCAAGGCGAGTCTCTCCTTACTCGACCGCATCGCCCCCCATCCTTGGGACCCTCTGGAGTGGACCCCTGAGTTGTTCGCGCAATGGAACGCTCAGTTTGACACCGCCAAACAAGCCAAACACGTTAAGTGTTTGCCCACCTTGTCAGAGATCACGTCAAAGCAGTTTTCGAACAAGCAGATCTTTGTCAAGGTTGAGGCCTTGCTTAAGCGCCACGATCCACAGTGGGCGCCGCGGGTGATCAACCAGAGTTCGGACATGCACAATGCGTTGCTTGGTCCAGTCATGTGGCAGTGCAGCAAACGATGTTTGCTGCTTTTAAGCTTGAACCGGAAGATCCGGATGTGGCTTACATGGGGGCGTACCGGGAGCAGACCCCGGCCCTATGTGAACGCATCAACCGATGTGGAGGGAGTTCTTCCCTCTTCATTGAGTCGGATTTTTCGTCCAACGACATGACCCAAGTGCGCGATGTCCACCTTCTGGAGGTTCAGTGGTTGAGAAGATTCGGTGCCCCCATGTGGTTGACCGGATTGATGTTGACAGCCAATAGTTACCTGGTCAGCAGCCGTAAGCATGCCGTCATGGGACGCGTGCAGAATCAGCTGCCGACCGGGGCTCAGTCGACTACATTCCGTAATACCATGTGGAACGCTTCCATCAATCATGCCTTCTGTCTTCGAACTTCCGCTAAGGGCGATTGTTTGATCCTGGGCGATGACATGCTCATGCGATATGATAACCCTATCTCCACTAGGGTGAAGAATATCCGTCGTGAGTACGAACACGTCATTCGCCTGGCGTGCATGGAGGGTGAAGTTAAGGTCCGAAAGTTCCTTTCGGAGTGCCACTTCCTCTCCAAGCAGTTCATACCAACCGCCCGAGGCCACGTCCTCGCCCCGAAACTCGGCAAAGCCATCGCCAGGTTCAACGCCAGAGCCACCTCTAACCAAGCTGTCTCTGATCGTAGTTATCTGGCTGGTAAGGCACTTAGCTATGCCTTCGAGTTTCGTTTCG